CCTATGGCTTGTAGGGGGGGGGCAGACAGCGTGAGTTTATGCGCTGGCCTGCCTACGAAAAAATGTACATTTCTGCGTTTGAAAGAATGCTTGATGTCAGAAAATCAAAAGGTTTGCCGTGTGACTGGCAGACCGGCATGGATGTTTTTCGCTGGTGGATGGAAGATGACAACATCAGTGGTCAGTTGAGCATGGACGATTTGATGGAGGATAACAATGTTTGAATTTGCAACTCGCTGGCTGGTCTGCCTAGTCCTGCTTGCGGTGGTAGTTCAGTCCGAACGAACAATCAAAGGCATGACAGACAGCCTGTTTGAAAAACGGCAGGCAATGCTTGTCTGGCTGTTCGTCAACGTGTGTCTGGCCGTTTGTACGGCTGTTGTTATGGGGTGGAGGTAAAGCATGGAAATTCGTGGAGAGCATGGCAAACAGAGAGTTCGTTTTGATTCGCTCAAGGAAGGAGAACCGTTTTACTACAAAGGCGAACTTAATATGAAGACAAGCGAGATTACGTGCAATCCCATCTTTTGCGGCGGCACTATATATAACTGCGTGTCGCTCCGTAACGGTAGGATTATGAGTTGCTCCGATTATGTGATGGTCGGCATTGCAAGGGTTCATATCGAAAAGGAGTACTAATGGACAACGAACTTTACTGCCCGATGAAGATGACCAGCAATCCGCTTGGTCGGTGCGTCTGCGAGAAAGAAAAGTGCGCTTGGTGGCGGCAGTGGGACAACTGCTGCTCTATCTTGTGGATTGCACGGGAACTGAGAAACATCGAAACGAAAATGAAGAGATGAGAACATGAACGAATGGATTAGTGTTAAAGATAGACTTCCTGATATTCCGAAAAATGATTTTGTCAGCGATTATGTTCTGGTTCACGACAAAAAAGCTGGTGACTGGGTAGCCTATTATGATGCAAACGGTGGTTGGTGTGAAGCAAGAGAGTGCATCCCATTCAAAAATGTTACACATTGGATGCCACTTCCTGAACCACCAAAGGAGGTCTAATACATGGCAACACCCCCGAAGCGTGGTCGTGGCAGACCGCCGCTGACCGAAGCTGAAAAGAAAAAGCGTGAGAAGCGAGCGCAAAAGGCGAAAGAAGAAGCCGCTGCGAAGCGTGAGAAAGAGCGTGAAAAGAAGAAACAACAGATGCTTAACAAGCGGAAATCTATCCGCTCACAGGTGAGTAAAAAGGTGAAAGAACAGCAGGAGTTGGCTATCGAGAAGTCGAAGATGATGAACACAGGGGATTTGCAGTCAAGAATCGGCGATGAAGAGGACAAGAAAGTTGTCGGCATGATTGCTGCAAAGTATTTTGGCGACCTTCCGAGCGTGGACATGAACAACCCCATTGAAGTGCAGCAACGCCTTGATTTCTTCTTTGATGCTTGCATCGAAGCTAGAATTTCCCCTGTGGTGGAATGGATCGCGTTGGTGCTTGGCATCGAATGGCCTAGTCTTAGACAGATTATGACAGGCAAACGCCGTGACGACAGCTTGCAGCAGAAGTACATCCTGAAGCTGATTCTGCAAATGCAGTCCATGTGGGCGTACAACGGTATGTATGGTCAAGAGAACCCGGCAGAGTGGATTTTCCGAGCCAAGAACTATTTTGGTATGCGTGACAACGTGGAAGTCACCGTTGCCCCGCCGGAACAGCCGTTGGGCGATGCCCAGAGCGCAGAACAGTTGGCTCAGAAGTATCAGACGGCTTTGCCAAAAGGGATTGACGTGGAGTACAAAGAGGTGACGGAGAAGTGAAAGAACTCATTGCTTTCTTTTTGTTATCTTGGGCGGTCGCTTTTTTGATTATCAACAATTTTAACAATAAGGAGTAAAACATGAAAAAGGTAGCAACTATTATTTCTTCTGTGGTAGCAGCATTTTTTGTTGCAGTGGTTCTTTTGCTGTGTTTGGAGAGAGTGCCTGTTGGTTATGTTGGAGTTGTTTATTCGGCACGGGGCGTTGAGCAGAACACCTTGTCACAGGGCTGGCATTTTCTTTCTCCTATGAAGCACGTTAGCAAGTTCCCTATTAGCCAGCAGCAACTTATTTTTTCGGATGACCCGGCAGATTATAACGCAAAAGAACACGCAGATTGGCATATTGACGCTCCTGCAAGCGGTGGAATGGTTGGAGTAAATCTTACTGTAAATTATAACTTCATTCCAGACCGTGTTGTTGAACTCTACAGCCGTTTTAACGGAATGGATGGTGAAACGCTTGTGGAAAGCCGCATCCAAAACAGCATTATCGCCTACGTCAAGGAAGTAACGCCCCAGTTTTCTGTAATGGATATTTATTCTGAAAAGAAAACGGAAGTAAACAACGCAATCACAAATTATTTGAACGAAAAGCTTACCAATGAATACGGAATCAACGTTTCAAGTGCCCTCGTGATTGATGTAGAGCTGGATGACACTTTGACCGAAAAGATTAGAGCAAAAGAACAAGCAAAGCAGGATGCTGAAATCGCTGAGCTGAACAAGCAGACTGCTCTTGCACAGGCTGAGACGGACAAGGTGAAGGCTCAGACGGAAGCCGATGTGAAAGTGATCGAAGCACAGGCAGAAGCAGAATCCAATCGTATCGTGTCGGAATCCATCACTCCCGAACTGATTCAGATGAAAGAAGCTGAAGCCAGACTGAAGCATGGATGGGTTACTGTCAATGGCGCAGATACAGTCGTAACAAAAGCTGATTGATGGGGAACATATTCCGTGCAAAATCAAAGACTGGAAAGCAGACAAAGAAATCCTGTTTAAGGATGTTGGGGAGGATGACTAACATGGGATTGTATAAAGTGCCTGTTGAATGGAGAGAACGTGGATATTTACTTGTTCACGCTTCTACTCAAAAAGAAGCAGCGAAAGTCGCAATGAACGGTCTCGACATATACCCTTTGCATAATCAGCCGATTGGTGGAAGCCTTAAACTTGCATTTCCAGAAGGCTCCAAAACTGAATATATTGCAAGGGTAGCGCCGGGTTTTGAGGAGGACGACTAATGCAGACTGACAGAGGAATCTACCACAAGCGAGTATGCGACCGCTGCGGAGCGGTTCTTGGCGGCAGGATGATGAACCCTGACGAATACTTCAAGGACTGGGCGTGGCGCAGGGACACAGGCGACCTGTGCCCGGAGTGCTATGAGGAGTATAAGCGAGTGATCGGGCGGTTCAATGCCAACAGAAGGAGAAAGAGAGGGAAGAGATTATGAAAAAGTGCGCTCTTTACAGGTGCAAACAGTGCTTTGCGACCATGGTGGACGAAAGCGATATCAGAATCGATAAATACATTGTTGATTGGATGTTTGAAAACGAAACGGAAGATAGCAAAATTGGATTTATCGAAAAATTCAAAACAAGCGATAAAGTTCTCATTCATCGTTGCGCCAATAACACTATTGGTGTATGCGAGTTTATAGGATGGAAGGAGATAAAGGAATGAACTTCTACTGCACCACCGAACATTGCTCTTGCATGGGCATCAAGCAGTTCTCCGCTGGCAAGGCTATCCGATGCACAGCAGAATCCTGTAAGAACAAATCTGATCCGTCCTGCGGCTCTTGCAAATGGTACGCAGAGCTGGAGGGCGTGTGCGTAAACGACCAGTCAGAACACGTTGCAGACTTCGTGTGGGACGCACGCGGATGCAAGGAATGGGAGAAAAAAGATGAAACGTCAGCAGACCTATAAAGGGCTTATTGGAAAGGGCTGGTACGACCAAAGCGAATACAGTCACTATTTTGCAGCGTGGGCAAACCACCGCAACAACTGGGCTATCCGCAAGGCTGACAACCGCAAGCTGGCAAAGGCAAGATTGAAGCAGATTGAACGCCAGCAAATCAAAAAGGAGCTGGACGAATATGAGCTATGATATTTCACTGTGCGACCCAGTAACGCACAAACCGCTCAAAGCCGATAGTACGCATTTTATCGCAGGTGGTATGCGAGCTATGGGCGGTACAAAAGAACTGTGGCTCAACGTCACCTATAATTACGGTCACTTCTATTATCGACCAGAAGTATTTGGTGAGGGCGGTATCCGTTCCATCTATGGCAAAACAGGCGCAGAGAGTATTCCGATGCTTGAAAAGGCTATTTCTGCACTAGGTGACGATGTAGACGATAGCGACTACTGGAATGACACAGAGGGCAACGCCAAACGTGCCCTATACGGTTTGCTTGCGTTTGCAAAGATGCGCCCTGACGGCGTGTGGGATGGAGATTGAAGGGAGAAAACATGGAAGTCAGACCGATTGATGCTAATGAACTACGTCAAAACATCGAGGAGTGGATTCAGGCGTATAACGATGGAACAATAGGTGGCTTGTCGTTAGACGATGTGCTTGATTACATCGACACCGCGCCGACAATCGAGGTGAAAGACAATGACTAATTATCCAGAATACCTTGAACGAAACGCACTTATTGAAAGAATCAAGAAAGCATATTGCGATGGCTGCGAGAACTACAATGGAGTTAGATGCCGTGCTTGCGGTATTGGAGATGCCATTGACATTGTGGAAGATGCGCCAACAGCCTTAGAGCGTACCGCTAAATGAATTGCGCAAGACGAAGATAAGACAAGGTTCATGTGCAGTAATTGCCATGCGAGAAACAATCGAGACCGCTACAACTATTGCCCGAATTGTAGTTCTTTGATGGAGAATAGGTTATGAGTAACACACTTTGGCATCCAGCAAGCGAACCGCCACGAGAGCGGACGCGGCCTTTATTGCTTGCGACTAAGACAACGTGGCGTGGTAAAGATGGAAAAATGTTGCAAGGGTTCTCACCGACAGCGTACTTTCTTGGCTGTTACGCAGATGGTCAGTTCTGGGATGAGATAGGCGAAAGACTGCCGAAAAATGTGACGGTGACACATTGGATGGCGTTTCCGATGGTGTAGGAGGGCTTATGGAAAACAATATCGTTATTACGCAAGATATGGTTGACGCATTCACGGCAGAAATGCAGGAAGCATACAAAAAGTACGGTGATGATGAAGAAATCGTTCACAGCATGATGGATGGCATTATGTGCGAAACCTTAGATAGGCTTGGCTTTACAGAAGGCGTGGAAATCTTTAACGAAGCCCCGAAATGGTACGCGTAAGGAGCAGTAAGCATGACGAACAAGAAGTTTGGCATCATCATTATGGACTTGAGCCTTTTCGACTTTGGGCCGAAGCCGCCTTGCGGGTACATCAAGGCAAAACATATCCGCCCAGCGTACGGAAAAGGCGAAAGGCCTGTAAAGGCGCATAAGCGAATCACGAGAACGAGAGAGGGATTTAGAAAGTGAAAAAGCTTAAATTTCCTGAGGATTTCTTTGCATACGACAACCCAGACTGCTCCGACAAGGACATTGAAAAAGCCGTAAACAAAATGAAGAACTGGATGAAGGGCGAGACCTACAAGAGCAGCCCCTGGTTCTTTATGGCAGCTGGTAACTATCTGATTGTCGGTCTGATTGCTGAGGACGGGCAGAAAACAATCTACGTTGCACGGCAGTATTATGAGGTAGTCAACATTCCGGGCGAAGGATGGCTGCGTAAATCTGACGCTGAGTGCCTGTTTTAAGGAGAATTAAAAATGGAAGAACTCAAAAGATGTCCGTTCTGCGGGTCTATTCCGACGCTGTATCACGATGGATTGCATCAAGTGGATTCAAAGAGAAGATACCACACAACATGGATGATTATGTGTGAAAAGTGTCATAATGCATCAATGAGCAATAGCGCTTACTATAGCTTTGGTGAAGATGG